GCAATAGGCTAAAACCTTCCGCCTGACTTGTGGCTTCACTTCTGCTTCTGAATCAACCCAATTACTCATACCTCACCCCGCATATGTTGGGCCAGTGCTGCGTCCATTATATCCATTATCAAGTCGGCAGAGTCTGTCATGCCGTACATTAACGCTATGGTACTCTCCTTAGAACAGTCTTGAGCGAATTCTAGTGCTGTCTTGCCGCCGTAGGTCTTTGTCTCTTGCTGATAGCGTAGCTTGGCTATAATTAGCTCATATTCTGTTACTAGCTCTAGATCATTCATCATACTGCCCTCAGTTTTTGGTTGTTTCGATCATTTACACCACATTGGAAGCCCATGCTGTAGGCTGCTATCAAATCCTTAACGGACACACCCTGAAAGTCTGCTGCCCTGATAGTCAGGTCTAAGTAGTTCATGGCGGCTACTCGGTGCTGTGGTAAGCACCCGCCAAGCATACGCCCTGCTTTAATTGCTCCATTTACTGCGTCTAATCTGTTCATTTTATGCTCTCCAAGTAGTTTTGTGCTTCTTCAAGTGTCCCGAATGGTTCACTTGTTACGTCTAGCCAACAATCAAATGCCTCCCCTTGCTTGTATTCCTGAACAGACCAGCAGGGTCTGCCCTCTATCTTATCCTTATGCACTCGCAGCGACCCCAAGGAAATAGGTATCACTTTTGGTGCTTCGACCTCGGTCAATTGCATACCTTCGATCCGCCTCCAGCTTGCTGCTACTTCTTCATCTGTGTATTTCATAAATTACCCCTAATAGGTCTAGTTAATAGGTGTACAAGGCCCGTAGTTCACTTCTAAGGCATTCTAGAGGCGTACCCCTAGTTACCCTATTGGTTACCTGCAAAGTGGCTTAGATCTCTAATCCTTTAAGGTACTCTTCCGCCTGTTCACGCTTGGCGAATGGTTCACTTGTGCAATTCTTCCAGAACATAGCGTCAGGCTTAGAGTATTTACCTGTGCAAGGTACTAATTGCCGCACCTCCCAGCACCAGCAATGCCCGTCTGGGTGCCAATCCTTATGGATCCAATAACTGCCTAGTGTTTCACTGTAGCCGCCTTGAATGCTTTCTAACGGGTTTTCACGTGTACCCGGTGCATTACTATCTACACCCATAGAAGGACTTAAGCAGTCTCCTAGCTTAGGTGGGCTTTGTACCAGACAGCGGCTAGTACGCTCCACTTGTGCAATACAGGCTTTCAGGCTTTCGCTAGTGTGTATCATGGTGTCACCTCTTTTATAGCCTTGTAAGGCCGTAGTTTACGTTTTAAAGCGTTTTATATCTGTACCCTATGCCATCCTACAGGGTACAGGATAAAATGCCTATTTGACCGCTTTAATAAGCCCGTCTTGCATTGTCACGTTTGCAAAGAATTCTCGCCCTTGTCCGGTAATGTGAGGCCTGTTTGCACCAGTCATGGTTCCGTTGCGTACGTATTCCGGCCCAAATAGGCTTGTTTCGATATAGTTTAGTGGCTCGCCTATTTGCTCTTTCAAGGCTTTCTTTGATACGTAGTTAAATATGATCATGATATACACCTATTAGTTTAGTTTAATGGAATGGGTAAGATACGTTTTCGACATTGCTATTCCAGCAAGCGGTACAATTATGCTCCCCGCAACTGTCGTTTGCGCTAGCAGGGCAAGTGTACCCAATCGCTGGCGCATTCTTGTTTACTGTACTAGTGTTTTTAAACTTACTGGGTGCTGCTTTATCTATATAGTTAGAAGACACCCGTATAACTAGGTTTTGAGGCAATAATCCGGCTTTCTGAACCATTGCGTATTCGCGTGTTGGTAACCAATGCCTAATGTTGGGTGTAAGTTCACAAACGCGCACTACGGCAAGGATAAAGTCAACATCTGGACAGTCGCCAGCACCGAACCAGCGATGCAATCCCGCACCTAGTTTACCCGCCTTCTCTTTTCTATCGCTAGAATCTTGTATCTGCCATGCCATACTTTGCGCCCAATCTTCTAGGTTGTTGTTATCGCGTGCGAATTCATACTTTAACTGGTTGCCATCTTGTGATTCTCGTACAGATGGGTATTGATTGAAGGCTTTGATTGCATAACAGTCATGGCAAACAGTATCGGGTATTTTAGCAAGTACCGCACCGCGTACGCATTTTAAAGGGTTGGTGCTGTAGACACTAGCGTCTATCTTACTATTGCTGTCAACAACGCTACCATGCTCTTTGTGTAATACGCGCAGCATGGCTTTTGTTAGTTTAGGCAAGTGTTTTGCCGCTGGCTTTGCTACTTGTCTGTCTGTCGCTATTATTTGCATTGTCATTCTCCCTTATAATTGAAAGTGTTTGCTGTTTAAGTACGACCACTTTAACAGGTTGATCAGGGAGGTCAACAACTTTCTGCAATTATTTTGTAATTAATTTCGGACAGCTTGCCATATAGCGCTTATACAGTACCAATACATTGCAAGAAAGGGCGTATACAGACTATATAAACACTACATAAACACTACATGTAGTGCCATTAAGCGAGTACTAGCACAAGATGTAGCACCTATAAGCTTAAGCAAATAGCTTAATAGAATCAATACATTGGGGTTGGCTTTATCCCGATAGCTTGCCGGATACTTGCCGGATAAGGTTCAGATGAGTGTCTATGAGTGCCGATGGGGTTAACCCCCTTAGCGTATACATACACCTCCCGAACCAATCGCCAACAGGTACCGATGCCCTGGCCAACTCTTATAGCGTGCGCCTGGGCGCGGGTAGATAGGTGCATCCTTGGCAATCTCCCTTGGGCGTACTGTTAAACGCGGCCGGTGCGCGGGTAGATAGCCGGAGGCGGAGCGGGGTACCCAAAGACGGGCCTTCTTTTTCATATATATAGTCCCCCTGACATGCAGGACGGCCATTTTGGAGGGCTGGTTACTTTTTGAGCAGGTACTAAGCAGGTATTAGGAAGCTGCCTTGGGAAGCACCCCTTGGCAGCCTGTGGATAACTTCCCTACAGCCTGTGGATAACTCTGTAATATCACCCTAGCCTGTGGATAACTAAAACTAAGTTCCCTTTAATTACAGCGACTTAGCAAATAAGTGAAAATAAAACCAGACAAAACTCTAAAAAAGTTGTCTAAGTAGTATACTTCTTAAAACTTACTTACTTACTTGTACTTATTATTACTTATATTTACTTAATACTTAATACATATTAAACTAATTAGTAAATTAGACTGTATGCTTGTCATCAAGAAACTTCTAGAAGCATCTTATACAGCTTACTGTCTTATACGCTAATACATACGCTAATACATATTACGCTATACATTACAGTATACATGCACTTTATAGCGCACTTACGCTAACTAGGATACTATGTCTGAGTTCCAGAAAGTAGGTAATCAAGAGCTTCTCAGGAAGAACTGGGATGCTATCTTTGGTCCTAAGACTAAGCCTGCGCCTACGGCTGAGCCTGATCCTGAAGATGACCTCGACCCTAATGAAGTGCTACGCAAGTACTACCTAGACGCTGGGGTACCAGTAGAATGAAGCTGCATGGTACGTCTGCTGTACTCGCTGTACAGACTATGCTTGGTAGGCTTCTTACGCCTATAGAAGAGCACCTAGTCAGGCAAGAGGGCTACAGTACCAAGGAATACAAGGACACTAAGGGTATTGCAACCACTGGTGTAGGACAGACCGGAGAGTTCTCTGATATGTCCTTTGATGAAGTCATGCAGGCACAGGCAGATAAGACACGTAGACTCTTCCCCGGCTTTGATACGCTACCTGAAGAGCTACAGAAGAATATCTTCTCTAGCGTGTACAGAGGCTCTCTATCAGGCAGTCCTAAAACTATAGAGTTATTCAACTCAGGAGATCGTGCAGCAGCAGCTGATGAATTCCTTAACAACGACGAATTCAGAAACCCTAAGACACCTCAAAGCATTAAGGATCGCATGCAGGCTACGGCTGATGCTATGCGAGCGCACCCCAGGGAAGGCCCGGTAAAGCTACCTGAGAACGCTGTACCTAACAGAGGAGCAGGGTTCCCTTTTGCATTACCAGAGAATGTACGTCAACAGACAGCAAGCCTAGCTAATCTAGGACAAGGGCTACCGCAGCCTATGCCACAACCTGTACCTACGCCTATAGCGCCTAGGGTACCCCTTACAGGGCTAGAACTACTCAGATCAAGAATGCCTAGCGTAGAGCAAGAGCTCACAGAAGGGCAGCAGAGAGCTTTCACTAGCCCTGCAGCACCTCTTCCAGGTGCGCTCACAGGACAGGCACAGGCTTTTGCAGCCCCTGCTAGAGAGCCAGTACAGGGTACCGACGTCCCGCTGTCACGGTTTGCACAATCAGAGAAGCCTCAGCCAAATTCCGGCCTAGGTTTATCAGAGCAACTAATGCGTTACCTAAGGTTCCGATGATCTGGTTAATGTTTACAATGCTAGGTCTGTTGCAACAGCTTAGCTTGTTGCCCAGCTCTATAGTTGCTATGCTAAGGTCCTGATATGCTAGAGCTGATGATAGTCATTATGCTAGGGGAAGAGACTGAGACTTATCACACTGTAGTTGAGTCCTGCCCTACAGCAAAAGAAGTACAACGCTTCAAAGCGGACATTAAAGAAGACGTAGCTATTTATATGACCTGCGATAAAAAGGTCATTATCTTAATATAGGAAGAAGAATGTACACTGATGCATGCGGCCCTACCTGGCTACCAACAGTAATACGTAGGCCTTTGTTCGGTTGGTTCTTTGAAGCTAGCTGTAGAAAGCACGACGAAGGCTACGGTGTAGGTGGAGATGCAGCCAGAAGGAAGGTCTGCGATAAAAAGTTCCTTCAAGCTATGCTAAAGGATTCAAAGA